TAAAATCTATAAGAGGAAAAGATTCAGTATACTCAGTAAAGTTGCTTATTGTAAGCTCGTTTTTATTTGAGGATCCTTCCAGAGCTGTGATCAATCTTTGCAATTCTTGAGTATTAGACAAAGGAAGTTTTCCATAAGCTGCTTGAAAAGCTTTTGCAAATTCATCATAAGGACTTTGTCCTCTAGGAGAGGTAAAGTAAGAAAACGTCGGATCAGCAGTCGTCGCTACAGGCTCTTGTTCGACTAGAAAACTTTCAACCAATTCCTCAAACTTAATCATTCAATTATTTATCAATAAATAGAGAAAAAGTCTTTGATTAGTATAAATAACACTATGAAGAAATCTTTTGATCAATTGTTTAATGAAGTTCTTGGACAAAATATATTGGGACAAGCCCCTAAAATTGCTACCACCAATACAGCAAATAAACCTAATCAGCCCCAACAAAACCAACCTGCATCAAATCAACAAGCTCAGCAAAATCAACAACAGCAGCCTGATCCTGAATTAGAAAACGCTTTTAAAACATTGTTAACAAAAGCTGGAGCAAACCCAGAACATCAAAAAGCAATTCAAGCTCTACAACAATTGTTAGCTCAACAGCAGCAACAGCAGCAGCAACAGAATGCAGCCAACAAACCAGCGTAAACCTCAAAAAAGTAGGTGTATGTATTGTGGGTCCGTAGACCACGGCAAAGGCTGTAGGTTCGGTCCGCATGGTGTTCATTTTCATCAAGACGATTCGACAAGGTGCGGGTTTTGTGATTCGACTAGTTATGGAAGGGGTTGCAGGTTAAATCCAACATCTGATTTGCACGTACATGGTTCGAGCTTTAATTCAATGTACAAAGAGTCAGTACAGAGCTTTTTGGATAATGAAATCCTTTTAAAGGAACTTAAAAAAGACTTTAGACAATTTCAATGTTACAGACTTGGCATCATCGATAAAGATGGCAATAAGATTAAGAATCCAATTACCGAACAAGAAAAGCTTTCATTTACTCCGCTTGTAAAAACCGTTTTAAAACTCAAAAAATACTTAGGATCAAAGCTTGATTTATTAGAAGCTCAAAACGATTTATCCCTTTCTTCGTTACAGCTAAACGAAAATATTGAACACTATAAAAAAGTTTTAGACTATCAAGATAAAGTAAAAACAATAGTTAACGAATTGTATAAGACACTAGACGAAGCAACGGAAGATGGTCTTTGCTTAGAAGATATACAAAAACTATTAAAGGCTTGACATGAATGTGAAGTATGGTAAGCTTCATTCATGTCTAATATAAATGTAGCACTAACCGAAAAGGAACTCCAAACAGCAATTTCCGGATTGCTTTTTTCATGTTCTGTAAATGTCGTATCAAATACAAACCTTGAGTACCAAACAGAGCTTCTCCAGCTTGCTAAAAAGTTGAAAGATCTGAAGCCAGACGTCAAGCTTACTGAAATCCAATTTGTAAAAGAAGAGGATTACGAAGATGAAACTTCTCCGTTGATTTTGGAAGCATTTAAAGGTAATATTGAAATTACATCATTTGATTGCGTATGAGTTATGTTTCCACAAAAATTATTGAATTAGGTTCTTGTGCTTTTCGTCAATGGAGAGCTGAAGACACTCACTGCAAGTACGTACATGGGTACCAGCTAAAAGCTAAATTTTGGTTTGAGGGAGACCTTGATGATCGAAACTGGGTTGTCAATTTTGGAGGCCTTAAAGAACTAAAATATCAACTCCAACAACAATTTGACCATACTTTGTGCATAGCTGTTGACGATCCATTGGTATCTCTTTTTCAAGAACTTCATGAAGCAGGTGGTTGTGATTTAAGAATTATGCCGCACGTTGGTATTGAAATGACGGCCGAATATTGCTTCAAAAAAGCAAATGCTTATGTTAAAAACCAAACCGATAATCGTTGCAAAGTTATTAAAGTAGAAGTTTGGGAACATGATTTGAATAGTGCAATGTATACAGAATAAAATTTATGAGAAACGATTTCGAGAAACTTGAAATGCTTTATGAAGCGACAATAAAAAATCGAACAGATGCTCTTCTGTTAGAAAATTTTGACGTAGATAAAGATTGGGATTTTCTTTGGAGTCGTTTTACTACTTGCTTCAATGCTTGCTATAACCTATATGAGGCATTAGAAATATCTTCTACTACAGAACAACAAGATATATACAATCTTGCTATTGCAGGAAATTTAAAATTTAAAATCGCAATAAACTTTGTAGACAGACAAAAGTTAGATAACAGATTAATGACTGCTGCAGCTTATGCTGATTCTAAAGAAAATTTTAAGAAATTAGAGCAAGCAATTTCCAACACTCCCTATCCAATAATGCACATTTACTTTGAGGATCAAACAGGAAATATAAATCTAACAAACCTTGTAAAGAATTACACATTTGCTGTATTTGGAGGAGTCAAAGATGCAATTTTAAATAGCGTAGCAAAAAGGGCGGAAACAAGACCGGATATAGTTTTTGTAGATATTAACAAAAAAGAACCAAAACGTCTAAGAATTTATAAAAAGTTTTTTGGACCTGCTTTAGGTTGGTTCGAGAAAGAACTTCATGTAAATTCCTCGCATGACCAATACGAAACAGTTTGGTTTTGGAGAAAAGAAGTTGAAAATTAGAATTATTAAAAGAGAATAAAATTTATGATTGATATTAATACCGAAACTTTATATTTGTCGAACGATTTCGTATTCTACACTATAGAAGGGGAGGGTGAATATGTGGGACAGCCTTCCGTTTTTATGAGGATGGCTATGTGCAACCTTCGCTGCCCTGGCTTCCAATCAGAGGCATCCCCGAATGGGTGCGATTCATTCATTTCCTGGTCAGTTAAAAACAAAATGACGTTCAAGGAAATTTTTGAATTAATGGAGGAAAAGAACTACGTGGAACATCTCCGCAATCGAGCTATCTTTAAGTTAACTGGAGGCGAGCCTTTTATTCAACAGAAACAGCTTCTCAAATTCATGGATGTTTTTAATGAGCGTTATGGCTTTAACCCTCGAATTGACTTTGAGACAAACGCTACTCTTATTCCTGATGAGCGTTGGGTAATTGACTTTGCAGCTACTTTTACCACATCTCCGAAACTAACAACCAATGGAGATCCTGAAGAAAAGACATACAAGCCGGAAGTATTGAGATGGCACGTAGATCATAATTCTGGGTTTAAATTTGTTATCAATTCAGACAGAGACATTGAAGAAATTTGGAGAAAGTATGTTGACGACTTTGAAGGAATCAATGTGCCTTTGCAACGAGTATGGTTCATGCCTTGCTGTGGTTCGAGAGAAGAGCATATCGAACGAGCTCCAGCTGTTACTGAATATGCAAAAGCAATGCATGTTAATTTTAGTCCGAGGTTACATTTGCTAGTTTGGAACATGGCCCTGAAGGTTTGATTTAATTCAAAACAACTTTAATTAAACTTCATGAAAATTGCGTTAATAGGAGCTCACAGCGTAGGTAAGTCTACACTAGTTGAACAATTTCTCAAAGAGTGGCCAATGTACAAAAGGCCGGAAAAAACTTATAGAGATATCATTAAGGAGAAAAATCTTAATATTAATATGCAAGGAGACAAAGAGTCTCAAAGAGCAATTCTTAATGCATTGGTTGATGAAGTCCAACTTGCAAGTACGTCAGATGACAAGCATATTATTTTTGATAGATGTCCGGTAGATAATATGGCCTACACTCTTTGGCACTATGCAAAAGATACAGAAGGATTTACTTCAGAGTTTGTAATGACATGCAAAGATATTGCTGCTCTTTCGTTAAAGCATATTGATCTTATTTTTTATGTTCCTGCTCGAAAAGAAATTCCTATTACCCCAAGAGAAGGAAGAGAAACAGATGAAACGTTCAGAGAAGAAATTGACAACATTTTTGACTCGCTAGTCAATTCTTATGAAAAGAACACAGGAGCATTTTTCCCTTCTGAAGATTGTCCGGCTGTTATCCGTTTAGAAGGTCCGCCAGACATGCGTATTCCTCAAATTAAGCTGTATATTAAAGATACAGGCAATTGCTTTGGAGAAGAAGATGGATCGTTAATTGATGCTTCCAAGGTAGTGCTGGACGGAGAAGAGCAATTTTAATGAATCAATTTGATAAAAAGTTTTTTTCGTTATCGTTTTTTGTTGAAAGTCCTGATTATTTTGAGGGAGGAATGTTTCATTCCGAAATGAATAATGATGATTACAACAAACAATATTTAGCATATATTTATTCGCAGTTGAAACAACTTGAACCGTTTGAGCGTTACCAAATATTTGAGAGAGAACATCCTATTTATGGTCCTGAAAACAAAACATATTATTTAGTTGATAAAGGAATGATAGAAGGGGCTATAGAAATTGAGACTAAAAAGGAAAACAATTTTTGTTTAGGGGTTTGGCAAAGAAACTCTACTGAAAACAAAGGAGCTGTGAGAAATTTTTTTGTAAAGTATTTGCCAAAAATGTACAAAAGCATCGTTTCTGGAACAGTTGCTAATAAGTTAGGTATGCAATTTTGGAAAAAACTTTTAGAGTATTTTACTAAAAATAATTTAAAAGTTACGATTTTTAGTGGAACTCATGTAGAAGAACAGCCGTACAATAACACAAATTTTGAAAAATATTGGACTCATGTAACCAAAGATAACAAAACAGATCCAACCTTTGTTAGCGGTTCAGACCGTTTGTTTAAGTTTTATCTTACTTGAAAATTCGTTAAATTTTCTTTGAGGCTTTTGTTGTTTTAAACTGTTTTCAGCAGCACTTTCCAAGTCAGGAGAAGTTAAGTCAAACTTGCCGCAATAAGGTATTGGAAGATGATCCATCATTCCATCAAAATAATTGTCTATAAAATTACTTATTTTTTGAGTGATGGCTTTCTTTGATATGCACATTACTTTTGGGAAAGCACTCTGAGTATTTTTATAAGTTGCTTCTATGCTTTTAAAGCAAAAGCCTAACAAAATACGTCTTCCGTCTGCACTATTAAGTCTGATGTTATTTTTATTAGCAAAATCAGTTGCAGCCCTAAGTCCTTTTTCAAAAGAAGGATATGCATCGATAACACAAATTCTAGACTTCGGAAAGGTTTTTATCATTTTATAAAATCTTTAGGTGGCTTACCAATACGAACATTTAAAATGCCGTTGTAAAATTGCTCATTTAACAGCACGTCGTATTCCAGTTGTTTCTTAATTTCTTTATACCCCAATTCCCATTTTGATCCACACCATTCTAAAATTTCAAAGGTAAAGTTTTCTTTGCCATACTTTGCAATGTCTTCATTGAGCTCTTTTGATGAGCCGGTATAGGTCTTCCAATCGCTTTCTTTATGATCTATGCGGTTTCTTGTCTTTCCTTTTAATGGTTTTCGTTTAACTCGAGAAACGCATTGTTTTTTTCCAATATATCGACGACCGTTAACGTTGTTGGTAATGATATAAATGAAACCAAACGGATTTTCGGCTGTATGAAGACTTTCTTTAATTGTCCAGTGACCGAGATCCATTTTAAGACTTTTTCTTTTTTCTTTTTTTGGATTTACCTTTGCGGAGACCTTTGCGTGTCATTACTCCAGAATAGTAGAATACATTTCTAGCATCGCTGTGATCTCCATAAGGTTGGTCTGCAGTTGGCCCAAAAGCTGACGCTTCTCCTCCAGACATAACATCTTCAACGAGTACTTCTTCTACAATTTTTTGAAACTCCATAAAAGTAATTAAGAAAATTTGTTGACATTCATACTAAGTAAACGACATTAATGCATCGTCTGTTAGCCCTAGCCAAAGCGTTATAGCAGGTCTCAGTAGTGAGATAAACAACAAGGATCAGCGATTAATAAATTAAAAACACTACTCGATGAGTGCTTTAAGCACGACCGTTGTTTGGCAATTTTGCCAGGACCACTCAAGCCAGCCACTACAGGACAACCGAGGTGGCATATTAATCATTTTGATTTTTTGAAGCTTGTTACACCCGACCGAGACTCGTTTTATACGGAATCTTATGATAAGGAGGTTTTCCCACGCGTGGGGGGAACCTCCCTTCCTCGATCTGAATAACCGGAAGTCTTAAGATAGTTTAAAAGGGGCGGGAGTAGATTTTTTTATTTTCTGTTTTATTGTTAATCTGTGAGTGAAAAAACTACATCTGATCTTTTTTTAGAATATCATCAAAAAATTGAGGAATATCTTAAAATCGATGAATTGAATCTCAAGGATGCTCAAATGTCTCTGCCTTCAGTACGACACTATTGGGTTGGACGATTGATGTTTCATAAACAGCAGATATCTAAATTTAAAAAAGCAAAAGAAAGGGCCACGAAAGCTCTTCGACAAAAACTAGAACACGAATCGCCAGTTGGTCTTACTTCAAAAACAATTGCTGAATCAATTGCTCGAAATGATGTAGTTCTTAAAATCGATGAAGAAATCGCAAATCACGAACTACTAGTTGAATACCTTACAAAGGTAGAAAACAACTTTAGAGATGCCCAGCACGGGTTATCAAATCTAACTAAAATAATAACCTTAGAAACAACATAATGGAAGTACTGTTTGATTTTGATACAGTTTCCAGAAAGCCGAGAATTGTTTCTGACTTCTTAGATCAAATCCGCGAACACTTTTCCGTAGAAGACAAAGCAATGGTTTTTATGAGGAGGCGGTATGGGAGAAACATGCCAGTTCGTAAATATGCAATTACAAATAAAGGTAATTTTGACTTACCGTTCTATCAAGAAATTTGTAAAGAAATAACCGAAACGTTTCCTAGCCTTGTTCTTAAAAAGACAGACAAATTTGACCAGCTTATTCAAAACAAACAAATTGCTGAGGAGTTAGTTAAACTAAAATTAGAGCCAAGAGACTATCAGAAAGAATCAGCAGAATTAGCTCTACAAAAAGGAAACGGTATTATTGTACTACCTACTTCAGCTGGTAAGACATTTACTATGGCTCTGATAGCAGCCGCAGCAATTAAAGAAAAGGACTACAATATTTTTATAATTGTTCCAAACATCCAACTTGTTCAGCAAACGTATCAAGACTTTTTGGATTATGGAATCGAAGAAACCTTAGTTTCTAAATGGACAGGCAATAATGAATACAAAGGCACAAAGATTGTTATTTCAAATAGTCAAATCTTACTATCCGAAAAACAAGACACCACTGTTCTTAAAGACTTTCAATGCGTAATTGTCGATGAGTGTCATAAAATTGCTACAGCAACTGAGATTACAAAATTAGTTAAAAAGTTAAACGCAAGCCACATTTTTGGTTTAACTGGTTCCTTACCAGAAAGCAAATTTGACGTCTGGTCGTTGAATAGAATTTTTGGATCGGTAATCTACCATAAAAAATCTATAGAATTAAGACAGGACCAATATATTTCAAAGGTTAGAGTTGTGGGATTAGAAATCGAATACACAAACGTACCAAATTTTACCAGACCCTCTATGTCTGAACCAACTGCTGGATATGAAGAAGAAACGGTTTGGTTACACACTAATGCATTTAGAAACGATCTAATAGGAAAGATAATTGATAAGCTAGACACAAATACGCTCGTCCTCGTTGACAGAATTGTGCATGGAGAAGTTTTGCTAGAATATTTAAAACAAAAAACAACAAAACAGATTTACTTTATTCAAGGTTCTGTAGATGTAGAAGAACGAGAAAAACTTAGACAATTAATGGAAGAAACGCATGGAATTGTTTGTATTGCTATTTCTAAAATCTTTTCTACTGGTATTTCTATAAAGAACTTACACAACGTTGTTTTTGCAGCTATTGGAAAAGCAAGAATTAAGATTATTCAATCAATTGGAAGAAGTTTGCGATTACATCAATCAAAGGAAATAGCAACAATTTTTGATATAGCAGACGTTAATTTAACATATGGGTATAAACATTTTGAAGAAAGAAAGCGGTTATATGAAACAGAAAAAATTCCGCTTATTTGCAAACAGTTTGTTGAAAAGTAATTTATACAACGTATACTGCAAATAGTTTTATGAGTCAAGTCCTAAAAAACCCAAAAAAAGTTAAAGCTGAAGAAAATTTAGCTATCAAACAAATTCAGCCAAAGCGAGTCAGAAGAACAAAGGAAGAACTCAAAGACGTTTATATAGACCCCATCGAAATGGAAGCTTTAATTGAAGAATATTACGCATGTGATACTATTTCTAACCGTTTAGCTGAAATGGTGCAAATGATTGCTGTGAGGTTGGGACTGGCTCGTAACTTTTACTCATATAGCTTC